GCCCTCTGTTTTTATGTAGCTTGTCAAACTTGCACCCTCTTCTACTTGACAACCCCATAAATAAACAAAAGCACTTGTAGAAGTGTCTGTACTGTCTATTTGCCCACTTGTGCCTCTCGGACTAAATGTAGTTCCAATAGTAGCAGCATTGTCTGTATTGTAAACAACAGAAAGCCTGTACCAGCCATTACCATAATTTTCTACCTTAGAACTTGTTACTGTAAAATTTGAACCAGCTACACTTGTTGTTAAAGTCGTATTGCTAAATTGAAAAATAGCATCTGCTCTATTTGGGTAAGTGCCAGTCATTCTAAAGGCAAAAAAATCGCCCTCGCCTTGCTTTACAAAAACAGAAGTACAAGCATCTAACTCTATCGTATCTGACTTAGAAGCAGCATCGCCAAGATAATTTTCTGTGTTAATTGTTGAACCTCTTTGTATTTTATCTGCTGTTAGTTCTCCAGTCGGTGCTGTAACTTGGTTTGCTGTTACTGTTATGTCTGGGCGTTTATTCCAAGCTGCATTATCAAACTCTTCAGACCTTATTTGTCTGTTTGTTCTTTGTGGTTCTAAAAGTAAACTCGGACAGTTAGAGTTTAACCAATCAAGTCTTGGTATGTCATTACCCATTTGCTCAATCAATCCGTCTTTACGAACTCTTGTGCCATCTGTAGGTGTGTCTCTATCATAGGTAAAATCCCCACTGCCATCATTAGGCAATATAGAATACACCGTTCCAGTGTTATATCCGCTTGGTATTAATGCTAACTTTGGGTTGCTCATTTCTTATTTATTTGTCCTAATATACTGTCTTCTAATTGTATCTTGCTAAGGTATTTCTTTAGCTTAACAACATTAACCTTTTTAGGCTTGTATATGTTTATCTTTTTCTCTTTCATTATATGTACCAGCCACCTGTGTAGTTAACATCTCTGTCTGGATTCATCTCCTCATTAGAGCTGCTTGTGTACTCTGGGAATAAATTAGAATAATTGCAAATGTAATCTAAGAACCGCTTAGTATAAAACTCAGCAGTATCATTCATTCTTTGAGCCAAGTAAGTCATATCCTCATGTGTGGCTGTCTCAGAGCTTTCTGAGATGTGCTTTCCAACGCCTCCATTAGTGATAGAGAACATCATATAAGGCAGTATCGTTGACTGTGTGTACCATATTAGCATGGGCTTGATATAGTCGTCTAAGAGGGTCTTATAATTAGAATTATCAGCTTGAGATATTTCTCCAGAAACAACAAGTTGCTGTATCTTTTTGTATAGCTTACCACCTAAGTAGTTTTGTATGTGTAAGTCCTGAGCAACCTCAATATATTGAACGATTTTGCTGCTGTCAACATTACCGTCAATAATAGACCTTTTCTTAAGGTCGGCTACGCTTATAAATAGTGCTTTTGTTGACATTATTCCTCTTCGTCTTTTAGTTCTACTTCTATCTCGTTTATCTCCTGTTCAACCTCAACCTGTGAGCTTAGTCTCTCTCCAGTCTCTTCCTCTCTTTTTACCTTAGTAGATATGTTGTCTAACTCTGTAAATTCAATAGGCTGTAAGGTTATAAAGTACAAGTCTAAGTCAATATTGTTAAACTTTAATATCTCCTCTAAGGCTTCAATAATTCCGTCCTGTAATGGTCTTATAATTACGTTATCCATAAGCACAGCAGCCGTTCTAAGCTCCTCTGCGTTATTTCCGAAGCCAGTGTTATCTTTGATACCTAAAAGTATCGGAGAAACGATGCCATGACCTAACATAATCTTTTCTCTAGCTTCATCAGACATAAATTGATACTGTGCATGAGCGTCAGGCAAGTGTATAGGCTCTATATCTGCCTTAGTGTCTTGTGACTCGTTAAATGCAATTATAAATTTACCTGCGTTGCTAGAACCTGAGAACTTCTCGTAGATTTTGCGTTCTAATGCCGCTTGAGTTTCTTCAGGTGGTGTGCCGTTATTGAAGTTAATCAATAAACTTGGTTGCAGACCATTCTTGATGTTGTTTATGTGGTAATTAGATACCTCCTGCTCTAAGTTGCAGTATTGTAAGCATCCGTTATAATCTACAGGGGCATAATAATAAAAGCCGCTTCTGTAAGGTTTTACGATGTATAGCTCGTTTTGTTGCTTCTTGCCTCCGTTACCAAATGTAGGTATTCTCTTAGGCTTGTCAGTAGTCTTATACTCAGCCCAGTTTGGGTGATAGTAGTAAGCCTTTATAACTCCGTTAGCGTCACACTTCTCAGCTCTCAGCGTTTCCATAGGGAAGTGAGATACCTTAAGTATTCTGGTCTTTCTCTTGTTGTATGTTACCTGTATGGCAGCTTGCCCTAACATCTTATAGTCGTGGGCTATTCTCTTTACAGTTCTCTTCTTGAGAAGGTTCTTCATCTCAATATACTGCTCTGGCTTATCTTCTCTGTTTGTAGCCTCTAAGCCTCTACCAGCAATCATATCAACAATACCATTGATACAACGAGAGTTCGTTGGAGAACCCATGTAGTTGTCTATAAGAGTCTTGAAGTAGTTGTTATCTTCTCCATACTTAACCCAGTCCTTGTTGTATTGTTCCTCAACTAAGGGGGTCTGGTAGCCAGATAACTCTATTATTCTAATGTTTTTACTTTCCATTTTTAAATATATAACAATTTTAATTCAGGACACTTTCTAGGTAGCGTCAGAGTCGTATATGAAATAATCATCATTGTTGTTGTACTGCGTGTAATCAGCAGCAGTATTCATCTCTCCACTAAACCTAACAATATCCCTATACAAAGGAACACCAGATTCAATCAGTATAACTGATAAGGTTGTGTCGCTGTCAATAGAAGAAAGAAAGTCAGAGTCTGTTATATCAAATGTCAAAGTGCTTCCTTGAGTGTATGTAAACGTAGACTCCTCTATAATCTCTTTGGACTCTTGGTTTATTACCTTCACAGAACTTCCTGTTCCTTCTCTGCCAGTTACATTAAGTGTAATTGTTGGCAAGTTATTTACGTCTGCTATTGTCATAGTATTATAACAACAAACAGGTGTTTTTGTTTTATTTAATAAAAAAAGGGGCTAATGTTAAACAAGAGCCCCCTAATATTAAAGATGATTAGTTATTACGGATTAATAACTGTAGTGTTTACATCAAAGTCAAGTCCAGCACCAACTATTGTAGAATCTACAAAGTAAGCAGGTCTAGTTTCTTTACCTTCAAATGAGATATTGTAACCGTTAAGGTCTCCCATAGCACCACCAGTGGCAGTGTTTACAGTAAACTCAACACCATTTTGAACACCAGCAAGTCTAAAGTTACCATTGTAGTCTTCAATTAAAACGTGAGGTCTTCCGTAAGAAAGTAATTTAAGAGCTTTTTGAGTTGCAGCATCTTGTTTTTTAAGAACGATTGAACCTGTTTGAGTCCAGAAAGAAGTTCCATTGTCTCTTGAGTTCTCGTTAGTTTCCTCAAAAGTGTTGTTCTCTCCTCTTAGCTCAAACTTGTAAACAACTAGGTCAGTTGCTAATGCAGTAATCTGCTCATCAGAGTCTAGGTTTGCAAGTACGTCAGCATGAAGTCCAGCAACAAAGTTACCGATGTAGATGTTTCTTAATCCACCAACACTTTCTTTACACGCTTCCGTTCTTCCAGTAGCTATATCACAAGGCATAATTTTATATTTTTATAGTTAAACAAAAAAGGGGTGGGATAGACACCCACCCCCTTATATTAAATGAACAGGTTATTAAGCTGTGTAATAAACAATCTCAGCTCCAAAACCATACTGGATTCCTCCAGTGAAACGTGCGATTACACGAACGTTCTGTGAACCGTCTAGGTCAGCCATGTCTAAAACTTTTACTTGGTTTAAGTCAGACAATACGCCTGTACCAAAGTATAAGTTAGAAGACTGAGCAGCTACCATTTTGTTATCTGCAAGACCGTTAGCCAAGAATACAGAAACTCCGTCAAAAGATAAAGCTCCGTTGTCATACCATTGAGTTCCTTTATTGTCAGAACCAGCAGCACCTAAACCTTGAGCTCCAAATCCGCCTAATGCACGAACGTAAGCTTTCATTACGTTTTTAGAAACGTATAATTTAAGGTCTTCTTTTCCGTAGATAGCAGAAGGGATAGCGTCAACTACTTTGCCCATTTCAGCAATTACGTTAGAAGAGTCAACTGTAGTTCCAGTTACGTCAATAACGTCTCCGTCAGCAGCAAATAAAGTAGTAAATCCGTCAAACTCTCCAGCGTTAGCGTTAACTCCACTCCAGATAGTAGTTTCCATTTCTTCAGCTACTTTAGCAGCAACGTGGCCTACTAAGTAATCAGCGAAAGATGGAGGCAAGCTGTCAAATGCAGAATAGCCCATAGAGATAGCATCCCAGTCAGAACGAAAATCGTCCTTACATAGTTGCAAGTTAACCTGAAAAGTCTCTGGCTGTAAGATTCTCTCAGCGAGAGTTACAGAAGAACTGTCAGTAAAGTCGCAAGTATCATCAGCAATCAAAGTTCCTGTAGCAAGAGACTTGATTACGGCTTTAAACTTGACGTTTGGTTTTACTGTAACACCACCATTTTCAATAGTGTTAGCAGATAATAATGCAGCAGAGATAAAGCCTTGCAATTTCTCACCAGCATAAGTTGTAGTAATAGATGTTGTTGTTGCCATTTTTATTTAGAATAATTAATTATTAAACATTTTGTTAAACACTCTGTCTTTAGTAGTCATTGGTCTGTTTCCGCCAATAACAAATCTAGCTTTGCTTTCAACGCCAGACTCAGGAGAGTGAGAAATTTCCTCAGCATCTTCTGATAAATCAGAACTTAATTCTGCTGGTACTTCTTTTTTATACTCTTCTTCTTTTTTCATAAGACTTTCAATTACTTCCATGAACTCTTTTTTCATGTCAGATAAGTCTTGCTTAGTTGCGTATTCAGGAGCAGCAGCTTCTTCTTCTACCACTTCTTCTTCTACAACCTCTTCTTCTTCTTCAGCTAGCTCAGTAGTTTCTTCTACTACTTCTTCGCTAACTTCTTCTTGAGCTTCTAACTCAACGTTCTCCACTACCTCTTCAGAAGATAACTCCTCTTTGACTTCCTCTACAGGAGCCTCAGATACTTCTGCTTCAGCAGATAGAAAAACATTCTGTAGTTTCTCTAAAATTTCTGTAGCTTTCATAAATTAAAGGTTTTTATATTAGTATAACAATTAAGTTAAAGTTTATTTCATTTTTGACCTAAGCCTTTTTCTGTATGATAAACCATTCCACACCGTCACTCCATAATTGTATGCCCTCATGTGCTTTGTTTATTTCATAGGGAGTTTCGCTATTGTCAATACTTTGGCCAGATACAGGTGTTAAGTAGACTCTGGTGTTCGTTGAGAATGTTCTATCAGAAATAAATCTCATTACTCTATTAGTATTTTTTGAGCAATCTGGCATAGTCATTGTCATATTTCCATTTGAACCAGACCAACTTAGTTTTATTAACTCAGCAGAATCGTAATCTGATTCACCTAAGTCAATATTATTTTCTCTACTTACAATAATGTGTTTAGGAACTAAATAATTAACTACCTCTTTTTGCAAATTGCCAAATGTTATCTTTTTAGTAGTTCCTCCTTCAACAACTACAAATTCATCAGTACTTACTAAATCAGTAGTTTCTGTTAATTGTGATATTTTTTTATTAGACATTATAATTCAATTTTATTGTTATTTTCTTGTAGCAACTCAAAGCCATTCTCCTGAAGTAAATAATACTTTAGCACCCCAGTAATCACTCCTATACCTTGCTTCCAGTAGTCAGGAGCATTACAGTCCTTACAGTTGTTTATCGTGTATGTGTTTTTACACTTGCAATAGGTTGCTCTCATTTCTTGCTTGATTTAGGGTGTTTAGCTGGCAACAAATCGTAG